AGAAAGAAATTCTTCAGAAAGATATTGCTTAAACGTAATCATTTTAGCTTCCCTTGATTACGGCGGATACATCTTGCATTGAGACCTCTGACGTGAATACAAATTATTTATTGATCCATCCTGCAAGCAAAACAAAGGGCTCTGAATGGAGCCCTTTGATTAAAGCGGTTTAGTTGATTAGGCTGTAACTGGACCAACAGCTGGTAGTATAACACCCGTTGGTCCTTCGGTGTTGGTACCTGTAACTTCTGCGCTGATCATGAAGCCGACGTCAGCAGGAACAACCGTGTAGGTGTTGGCGGTTGCGCCTGGAACTGGAACACCATCAACAAGCCACTGATAGGTGATTGTTGGGGTTGGATTACCGGTCCAAACGCCATCGTTAATAGAAAGCGTCATACCAACAGCTGGAGTACCAGTGATGGATGGCGGCGTGGTAAAGGCTGGAGCCGGGCCCGGAGCATCATTATTATCATCATCATTATTGTCATCATTATTATCATCATTATTGTTATCATTATTGTTATCAAGATCTAAGTCCCAATCAATATTCCAGTCAGTCTTAGTGTCTTCCCTCCAATCAACCTTCCAGTCTTGCTTAATTCCATGAATACTTACAAACACGTCTTCGATGATAGGCATAGTCTACCCCTGTTAGTTGAGGTTACCGTTGAGAGCGGTGCCGTAGCCCTGACCGGTGAGCTCTTGACGTGCGTGATCGTAGCGAATTGTCAAGTCAATCGTTACTGGATCAGACGAAGTGTAGTCTAGGTCATTGTAGTTGACGGCTTGTATGAAGCAACCTTCAAGCTTCCACTTTTCAATGACGCCTTCGTTACCATCCAGTTGCTCAAGGATCAGACCAAACTTGTAGTCGGAACCAGTGGCAGCTGAGTTGTGCCATGAACCATCGAGATCAGCACCAATGAGGCGCTGTTGTGTTTCAAGCTGTCCTTGAACAGCGTATGAAGCGAGTCCAGTGATATCGTCTTCAATCGTCAGATTGATCGGATCCCACGTGTGCTTACCAGCAACGTACGCGACGCTGTTGTAGCGGTGGATTTGAACTTCTTCGAATGAAAGATTTGGACGGGATACAGTCGTTGCTTGGCGAGTCAGCTCACGAGCCGAGGCGCCCGGAACTAGACGAGCAAGCTGCACGAAGGTGACCTGCCAACGATACTTTTGCTTTGGTTGCAGAATACCAAAACCTGCACCAGGAATACCCATCTGTGATAGAGTGGCCATTGTGTCTCCTTTGATTCTAAGCCGATGAAGCTATTTAACCTTATTTGATTTAACCAAGCCATAAATAGAATAAGCAATAAATACTGTTAGCGCTATGGCATCTAACAAAACACTTGATCAGCTTCTTAAACAGGAACATGTATCTAATGGTGACATTAGATACATGAATGAGAATGTCAAGAAACAATTATTTGAACAAACTAGTAACTGTACAGGTTCCATAAGGGAAAGATTGTACTGGTTACAGCACAACATTTCTAATTATCCTACTTGTGTAACTTGTTCAAAATTTCTTTCATCTAAGCATTTTCACACTAACGTAAAGGGCGGGTATTACAATCTGCACTGTTCTGTTAAGTGCGCAAAACGAGATCCCCGCGTGCAACAGAAGCTAATCGAGACAAACCGCCAAAAGTATGGCGCAGATCATTACCTCGCTTCAATAATTGCCCGTCAAAAAATAGAAGCAACAAACATTCAGAAATATGGAACTAAAGTTGCTGCACCTTGGGGGTCTGAAGCGCACAAGCAGTCACTGCTTGCAAAGTATGGTATTGAAAATATTAGAGACAACCCTGACGTTCACAACAAGATCATCAGGGCACAGATCATGACCAACATCTCTAATGGTAGTACCGAGGCATCAATTATCGCGTGTCAATCGCGGAGAAATGTTGAGTGCCAGAATGTTGAATTGGCATTAGATCCTAATAGACCAAAACTAGAGGATACGCCACTTATCTGGAAACATAAAATTTGTGGAACTGAATACACCTCCGCTATAATTGATGGGGATATAAAGGCATGCCCCAAGTGCCACAATGGTGCCTCGGTACTAGAGCTATCCTTACGATCAATGATATGCGAGATGTTGCCTAATGAAGAAGTACTTTTCAAGGTAAAGGGGATCCTTCCTCGAAATCAAGAATACGACATCTACATTCCATCCAGAAAGATCGCAATTGAATTCAATGGTATCTATTGGCATTCAGCATCTAGAGATCCCAACAGAATAAAACACCTGCAAAAGACGGAAGAAAGTGAGAAGCTTGGTATAAAGTTAATTCATGTTTGGGAACATGACTTTCTTCAAAGAACTGAAATTGTCAAGTCTATACTTAATAACATACTAGGAAAGAGCAAAAAGATTGGCGCAAGAAGATGCACTGTTAGAAACATAGATGCTAATGTCGCTAAGACATTTACAAAGCAGAATCATATCGACGGTTCAATCGGCGGTAAAATTCACCTGGGACTATTTTATAAGGATGAATTAGTATCAGTTATGTCATTTGGCACTAGGCGCTTCAAGAAGGAAGACTCCTGGGAAATCTACAGATTATGCTCAAAGACCGGATACCAAATTCAGGGTGGTGCTAGTAAGCTGTTCAACTACTTTATCACTAATTACAAGCCGTCAAAAGTCATAACATTCTGTGATAGAAGCTTGGGCGGCGGGGAAGTCTATAAGAAAATAGGAATGGCAGAGGTGGAATCTACCCCACCATCATACTTCTGGGCGAATATAAACACGGCTGAATCTCTATCTAGATTCAAAACCCAAAAACACAAGCTTCATAAACTACTTCCAAACTTCGATCCACAACTAAGTGAATCTGAGAATATGAAGCGGGCTGGGTGGTTTAAGATTTGGGACTGCGGTAACCGCGTTTTTGTATGGGAATCTTAATCACTACCCTGAACGAGAAACGGTTCATCTGGAGCCGTGAAGGATTTCATCAAGCAAGAAGTTGTAGATTTCCTCAACATGATATCTGCTTGGAATAGGCTCTTTCCTTTTAACCATCTCTTCATAGATGACATCTACTGGAACAGAGTAATAACCTGCGGACTTGTAGAATAGAATCTCGTTGCCTGAAGAAATTGCTCGAGGCAATTCTTCTGTATCCTTATACAGGAATTTGGCTGTTTTCTCTAAAGCATCTATGAATAGATGGTAGAAGTCAATATGGGAGTTCGCGATATGCTTCTCGTACATCTCAGCCGTCAGCACTTTACGGATAGCTGACATCAGGTCTTCAGTTGAAGTGCCGTCTAAGTCATACACCCACTCATGAGATTTGTTCTTGGTGATCAGCGAAAGGTTGTTGAAGATGCTACTGATGATATGGGGTGTGAAGTAGTGATCATTATCACCAGCCTTAGAAACGGCGCTCTCAATGATGCTTGATATGTTAGACGTGATGAAAAATTCATCTTGAAATGAATCTTCAATCTTAGAAGACCAAAGATAGGCAATCTCCCCAGCGGGGAAGCAGAAGTGCATCTCACCATAGCGTTCTGCTATCTCATCTTTGCCTGTAGCGAACAGACCCCTAAGACGAACGTTCTCTTCTTGAAACGCTGCGTCGATCATAGAGTTGAACATAAAGTTGAATCCTAGTACTGTCCAGGAATCCTTTGGCTGTCTGTTAGATGGGTGCGCGTTCCATCGTGCCTTCGTAGTATCAATCTTTATCTTCTTCTCAATTTTGCCATCAGCCCCCTTAATATTATTCGTGCTTGGAATTCCACGTAGTAGCGGTCTGCCCTTAGAAGCACGAATGAATGGACCACAGTCATTCTTTATTCTGTCAAGAACGGCAAGGTGATCAAACTCATAGTTCTCATCAAGGAATTGCTTGAAGCGCATGACAGTTAGGCAAGATTTTCAAGTTTATACTTAGCGCGATAGATAGTCGAGATGACGCTGTCCCACTCATTGAGTAAGTGCGTATCTTCGGGATTGAAGATTGCGCGGGTGTTCTCAGCCCACTGCGCGAGCTCTCTAATGAAAATGATCGGATCTTGTTCAGAGAACGTAAAGATAGGATTTGGAAAATCCATCAAACCATACTTGCCCTGATATACCTCAGCTAATTCATCAGCAAGGTCAATAAGCCTCTCATAGAGATCGCCTAGAGCCAGGTGAGCAGCAAACGAACGCGTGCGCAAGTGAAGCCTGTGCGCAATATCTCGTGCGGCGAAGAGTTGAGAAATGATTGTTTCCACGGCTACATTTTATTGATTAAAGCATGTATTATTTATGATTATTAGCGTGCAGCACCCATTTTGTCGTGCCGCAATCCCATATTCTATCATAGCCTTCTTGTTGCATTATTTCCCATTCAGATAAGGTTAAGTCTAGCGTTTTGCCAAAGATTTTCTGTAATCGGTGTTTCATGAAGTTAGATCGATGCTTTCTTATTTTCTTTGAACTCTTCATATCAACGTAAAAGTATGATGGACCAGATTTTGCGGCCTCAACGAACCCAATGCTTCTATAAACACCGCCAACTGACCATCTGTTATCTGAATATGAAATTATGTCCATCCCATTGGGATTTAGGTGTGTTTGAAAATACCTTATGAACTTACTTGCTATTCCTGGAGAATGTATTCCAGTAGCAAGCGCGAATCTATTCAATTCAATCTGTGACCCATCTCCACCTTTTGTGAAATTTGTAGGGCTAAATGTCATAACTGCAATTAACTTATTTTCATGAAAAGCCCCAAGGCTTATTTTTGCTCTGTCTGTTCCTTGAATATGATACGCGTTTAAGAAATCATTTTTCACATTAAATGGAATTTGTACAATTTTGCATTTTCGCGCGCCAATTATCTTACCTTTTATGCCTAAAATATGGCGTAACCTATCTTTTACTATGTTCTGCTGAAAATCCCATTCATCTTCAAATATTGTTATTAGACGAATGCCCTTTTCCAAGCACATTAAATATTTTTCATATTCTCGTCGTGCTTTAACGTTGCTTTTTGCTGATACACCTTCAGTGTGCCAATATATACCACAAAATTCTATTGCTATTTTTCTGGCCGGCAGATATATGTCTAATTCATAAGGAAAAATTTCTGATCTATTTCCACTTTTTATTTCTTCATCATTACCAACGAGCGAACGAACGTACTCTAAAAGCTCTAGCTCTTTAGCTGATTTGGTTTTAATTCTAGGATTACAAGATGGGCAAATGCCACTTTCAACAGCATGTCCTAGCTTAATTTGCGAATTTGAGAAATAGCCCATCCCGAATGAAAATACATAATGGCATTTGTTGCATCTAAAATTTAGACGAGTACCTGTTTTAGTAGATTGCTCTCTATCTAAAAACTCTAAATCTTCCTGCTTGCACAGCTCTTGTATTTTTGAGATGAATCTTTTTCGGGCCCAGTTATTTTCTCCCGACAAAGAGTCAGATATCCTTTTTCTAGCATCCTCACTTAAGCGCTTTCCAAGCATTGGCGGAACATATGTGCCATTCATCTTTTTCATTTTGATGGCTTCTGACAACTTGTTTTTAACTAAATCAGTCATCTTACCAGCCATTGCTTTTTTAGTAGCTTCTGAAATTTTTTGTTTTTGTTCTTCAGTTCTTGTTTTTCCTTTTAAATGTGGTTTTGGTTTGCCACTCAATGATTCAGAAAGCCTTCTATTTGGGCCTGTTGAAACGCCCTTATTCCATGCTTGCCTTCCGGCTTTGGCCGCCGCTATTTTATTCTTCGTTTCTTCGGACTGCACTCTCAACACGCTTCCCGGATATTTAGCTTTATAGTCTGCGGCAGTTAAACCGTGTTTTTTCAGGTGTGATGGTGAGATCATTGTTGAGTGTTCATACCCGCAAACCATACATGTAAGCATTTAGATGTTACTCCTAATCGTAGTAATGCTTTATTTAATAAATGTCATTTAGACAAAAAACAGGTCCTTAAGGACCTGTTTTAAGATTATGCCAATTTAAATTGGCTTTTGATTGGTGCTTGAATCAAGCACCCATTTTGTCGTGCCACAATCCCATATTCTATCAAGCCCTACTTCCTGCGCTAACTCCCATTCAGATTTTGATGGGTCACCATTAAATTTTTCTAAAAGCCGGTGCTTCATGAATGATGAACGGTGAACCCGTCTAGTATACCTATCTAAAATATACCAATACGATGGTGAGGTCTCTCCAACGTATTTGAATCCAAGCGCTCGATAAACATTTCCGTTTGACCACCTACGATCAGCAAATGAGATTAGCGGTGAACGTTCGGTATTGAATTCGCAATTAAAATGCGTTATTAGCTTGCTTGCACCGCCAATCACTCTGGTATTATTCAATGCGCATAATCTGCTTAACTCCCAATGTTCACCTCGACCGCCTTTCACAACGTTTGTCTTTTTAAAGGTAGCTAACTGAACAAGCTCATTTTTAAAATAAAGCCCGAGCTTTATTGTTGAGGTATCTTTTCCCTGAATATGATTGTGATTTAGGAACTGTTGCGCTTGACGACTATCCACGATATCAATTTGGGTATGTCTGGCGAATATTCGTCGTCCCTCAATTTTTAATAAATTTCTGATTTTTGACTCAACAATTTCGCGCTTAGATTTCCATTCATCCTCAAAGATATTGATCAATTGAACACCAACTTTTGCCGCGTGTTGCATCTTCCAAAGAAGATGCAACCTATTGTTATTCTGTTTTTCAGCATGCCAATATAGTCCAGTGAACTCAAAACCAAGTTTAAGGTCTGGTACAAAAATATCAATCTCAAAACCGCCAAGAACTGATCTATCATTTCTAATAATCTTTTGCCCACATGCCTCAATAAAGTCTGCAACCTCTTGTTCTGATTGAGATGAGAAAGTGAGTCTAGGTTGACACATTGGACATAATTTTTGTGTATTTTTAAGACGTGATGGATAAAATATCTGATTTGTGAATTGAAAGGTGGTGGCACACTTATTACAACAGGCAACTGCTAATCCACGTTCATCATCTATGCTGAGAATAGAGCAATTAAAAGAATTTGCCGCTTGATGCATTCTTTCATGTTTTTTGCTTCTTTGTAGTTGGTTCCCAGCATTTGATGCTTTTCTATTACCATCAGCAATTTTCTCTCTTATTTCGGGTGGTGTAGCGCGACCAGTATTCCAATGCTTAATGCGCCCTGAAGCATAACCTTCTTTAAGTGATTGCCGCTGATTCTCAATGGCCTGAATACTCTTAGGTACCCCTTTTAACTTTGATGGCTTGCCAATTTTAGATGCAGACATTTTAGCTTTTGATTCAGCTGTCTGAACACGCATAACTGCATCTGGAAATTTTTGCTTGTATTCAGCGGTAGATAGCCCGTGTTTTTTAATGTGAAGTGGAGCTATGATTGATGGGTGAGAGTATCCACAAATCCTACATTGGAGCATTTTTATATTGCTAAGGTGTTTGGCATTTTATTTACTTTGTGAAATTTGAGGCAAAAAACAGGTCCTTAAAAGGACCTGTTTTAAGATTATGCTAATTTAATTAGCCTGGCATCTGAGCTCCCGTTGAAAGAACCCGGATTGGAATGTAAATATATTCTGCCGCTTTTACAGGCTTGAGAGCAACGTCCATGTAGAGTTCGTTGCGATCAATTCGGTCTGGCGTGTTGTTTGACTCGTCACACAAGGTAACAAAGTCATATAATCCACGCTTAGCCATAACGTCATACAGGAATCCGTCGGCTGCAGCCTTAAGGTTGTCACGAGTGATCTTATCGTTAGGCTCGAAGACGAATGGGAAAGCACCCTTACGAAGCGCTCGCTTGACATACATTAGGAGACGCATAACATTGACGCGATCAAGAGCAGAGGCTGCACCATAGGAAGTCTTCTGACCCCAGATGATGATACCGCGACCTGGGAAGAACGTGATTGGGTTGATGTTCTTGAAGAACTCGTAAAGGTTGTCACGTTGACCCTGGTTCAGGTGGGCAGGGACGAAGGTAGTTGGTGTGCCCAGAGTTCCGGTAATGTAACCAATATCTGCAACACCAGTAACCGTACCACGGCTTACACCAGCTGGAGCGAACCAAACGTACTGTTGGTTATCACTGTACGCGTAGGTGCGAAGAGCCGTTCCCGATGGAGCTACAACAACGTCACGACCGTCAAGGTTGGACGAGAGGCACCATGGGTAGTAGTAAGCGATGTTCTGTGAAGTCACGCGCTCGGTAGTAAGCGCCCAAATTGCAGCTTGTTCTGGTGTCTTGGTGCTTGGAACGTCACCGATGACGAATGCTTCGTCAAAGACGGTGTTCGAAAGAGCGACCAGCTCATCGCAAACTTCCCAGTAGCCAGGGCAAACGATGAGGTTGTATTCGTAGATTTCAGAACGTACTTCAGTGTTGCTATTGATTTCAGCTTGTAGAGCCGTCTTGATAGCGATGCGCTTAGCGGCATCATCAGCGCCGAGTGGGTTGAAGAGGTGAATCGTGCTCAGCGTTACCGTGAATTCATCACCAACAGCGAATGGCGTTGAGCCCGCGTTGATTGTGAAGTTTATGAAGTTGTTGTCGTACGCAGCACCAACGACACCTGAAGCGGTAGGACCGGACATAGTACCGATAACCGTGAAGGTAGTTGGTGATGTGAAGGTAATGGTCCAGGTTTCGTCGATAGCGTTGACGTCTGGAACAAGACCTGTCATTGTACCGTTACCAGTACCAACGAACGAAGTTGGTACATAGACCAGCTCGAATTCGAAGTAGTCATCCACTGAGAATGGCGTTAGACCTGCCGCGATGGTGAAGTTGACCTTCGTGGAAGAGAATGGAGTACCAACGACACCAGTACCGATGATACCAGATTTTGATCCGATGACCGTGAAGTTTGTTGGTGAGGTGAAGACAACGTCGATAATCTCTGGCTTTACGAATGCCGAAGTTGCGGTAATAGCGCTGATCGTACCGTTACCAACACCAACGAAATGAACGTTCTTAGCAACTGGAGTACCAATACCAACGAAGGTTTCTGAAGCATCAGTTAAGTCGATGTTAGCGCGAACAACGTATGCGCGATTACCTATACCAAGGAATTGATTCAGCGCGAAAAGGCCGTACTCGTTACGTGCATCACCATGGAATTCGTTTCCTGATACGTCTTTCCAGAAGTATGGAATTCCGTAAAGCTGAACGCTCTGGCCGAGTGAAGTAACCGTACGAACCACCCCATGCTCGACTGTTCCTGATGCTGTGGTGATACCATCTGGTTGTAGCTTACCTTTACGCGTTGCAATGAAGAACAACGGTACGGTAGGCGCTGAAGCAGGGATGTAGAACGATTCATCAATGATCGTTACGCTTACACCTGGGCTGACTAGGGTTGCCATCTATTTGTCTCCTTTAGTGTCTCTTGAATCTTGCCGGTGAAAACAGTGTACCGGTGTTTTTCTACAGAGTATTTATGCCCTGTGCAGGTTCCCAGGCCAGAACTTACGCATTTCCGTCAACAACAGCTTCACCCCACTCGAAGCCTGTTTCAAATGGTACCTGATTGCCGTTCTCATCGAACTCATTGATAGCGAAGCCCTTAAAGTCACCAAAACGAATGATGATCTTACGAATAAGTTCATCCTTAACATCGATAGGAGCAGAGATGTAGATTGGAACGGAGAAATTGAGAGTCCATTGTATGATTCGCCTATCACCACCGGGCGGATAGTTCTCTTCGTTGTTTATACCCACCAGCTCAACAGTGGTAATCTTCGTCCAGTCAAACGCAGAGTCAGACGTCTGGATTTGAAGCACTGGATCGAACAACATGAGGAGCTGCTCAAGGATCTGGTGCATCTGGTGAGTGTTAGATGCATAGATTGAGAGGTCCATACCAAGGACATACGGGATAGGCATAACGCGAACGACCGTTCGTAGGTCATCCGGGTAAATGCTACCAGCAGGAAGGAACACTCTACGGTCTACAACCCCAACGCCCTTTCTAGTTGGAGATAATGATAGAGACGTGATTGCAGCCGCCATGATAGGCAGCGAGAATGGTTTGTTCTGCGTGTTACCAGCCTGGATTGCAGCAACTACGCGATCCCTGTTTCCGACCGTAATAGGCACCGTTATAAACTCAGGTTCATTGCACTCGCCCTTGCCCGTCATAACCTGAAGGCCTGTGAAGATGTTGCAGAATTGCAATAAATAAGATCTAAGTTGACCTTCATAAAAATAATTTGCTATCATATGATTTCCTTAAAAGAACAGTTTCCCGACGAATATGAAAAGTGCGTTAACGTGATTAACGCCCATCCTAAGATACGGGCCGCCGAGCTTTCTAAGTTAGAAAATTCCAATGCATTTAACTATTTATCAGATTTTCAGAGCAATCTGCAGAAGGCAAAAGCGTTAATTTCTAATTTTCGTACTTGGCCAACATGCCCTGTATGTAATAAAAGAGTTACATTTTTCAATGATTTTTCAAAAACATGCAGTAAATCATGCTCTTCCATTTTGACCGCTAGCAGCAGATCCAAAAAGCAAGAAGATAAAAATGCAGACAAGATTGCTTCTATCTTGAAGGACCTCGCTAAACTTGGCATTACCCCGAAAGCTACACCATCATTAGTAACGCAAAAAGTAGAATGGACGCATCTCGATCACACATTTAATAGAAGTCTTTATGCTGGCTCATGGTTAGCTGGATGCCCAATTTGTAATAGGAAAAAACAAATATTAGATGCATCAAAGACAAGATGGGCGAAATGGAAAAACAATAATACCAAAAAATGGACTCATACTGAAATAACAAAAGCAAAGATACGAAAAACAGTTCAGGAAAAATATGGGTGCGATAATGTTTCTCAAAATGCTGATGTGAAAAAGAAAATTAACTCAACTTATAGAGCAAATTATATTGAAAAAGTTGTACCAAAGCTTTTGAGAGAAATTAAAGCCTGCTATAATGTAGTTCCGGTTGGGCAGCATGATTATTCAGATAGCGGAAAAAAGCATGAATGGGTACATATTGACTGCGGTCGTCACTTTTTCCATTATCTTAATTATGGTGGGCCTACGCAATGCCCTAACTGCAGACCTAAATCAATTCCTGAAGAAAGCTTATTTGAATTCGTAGCACAACACGCAAAGGTAGAAAGAGGTCGCCGTGATATTTTATCACCATCTAAAAAAGAGATAGATATTTGGCTACCAGACTATTCACTTGGAATAGAATTAAATGGCGTGTATTGGCATTCTACTGAAAAAGAATATACGCCGTTGCTTGAAAAAACAAAGCTTGCTGAAAAAAATAATATACAGCTTCTTCACATATGGGATTATGAATGGGTGACAAAACGGCCTATTATTGAAAATATAATTCTATCTAAACTTGGAAAGACAAAAAAGCTTTTTGCGCGCAAATGTAAAATTGAAATCGTTGATGCAGCCGTTGCTAAAAATTTCTATGAAGAAAACCACATTCATGGAAAAAGCAATAGACATACCCATAATATAGCGCTAAAAATGGGTAATGACATTGTGTTTATGACATCTTTTGGAAAACCTCGCTTTTCAAAAGATGCTGAATGGGAAATTATTAGAAGTTGTTCTAAAATTGGCAATACAGTGTTGGGAGGTTTTAGCAAGTGCCTGTCATATTTTAGAACAAAATATGCTGGGAGAATAATAACATACGCAGACAAGCGCTTTTTTGATGGCCATTCTTATGAAAAGCTTGGTTTCACGATGATTGCTGTTAGGCAGCCAAACTATTACTACGTGAAAGGGGCTAATGTGCTATCAAGAATGGAATGTCAAAAGCATAAGCTTGTGAAAATATTGGGAAATGCTTTTGATCCAGCGCTAACGGAAGAGCAAAATATGCTAATAAATGGTTGGAATCAAATTAAAGATTGTGGTGTCTCTACTTGGGTGCTATCTTAATTCATTTCTTTTCAGGGAGTAAACTTTCTGAATATCATTTTATAGTAGCTTTCCATTTATTAAAGAGAGGACCTACTTCTTTTCTAAACTGTGCGATGCGTGTAATTATTGTTGGTGAGAGCGGCTTTAGATCATGCTTCAATTTTTTCGCCCTGTAAAATTCCGCATACTCCTTGAAAGCATCATAATATTCATCATAAAAGTCCTTAGCTCCATCCCATTCAATAAAAGAATACACGGTGTCATAGTTCTTTTCATGTTTCTCATTGTTAAAAAGAAGTTTGATGATCTCATTGACCATTGTTTTCTCAACAATGTCATTAACATACTCACCGTGCACACCTTTTGAATTTTCACAAAAGGTTTTAAAATTAATCTTCATGTTAGCTTCTTTTCTAGACTTCGTTTAGTATCAGATTGAAGGATCGATCTGACAGATGGTTTGTGTGAGCTGTAATCACCACGACGATCCTGCTCGACAAAGATCCAACGGTTCTTCAACGCAGAGTAACGGTAAAGGCGTGGGGCAATGCGAGTCTCAGGCGGATAGTACAGGCGGAAGTAATCACCATCGCTGACGGTAAGAACATCTGGAAGCTTGAAGCCTTCACCATAAGGTTCACCATTTGGTGGAAGACCATCTTCGATATAGATGCCTCTCTTGTGGCGTGGATCTGGATTAGGCGGCGCTGGTGGCTGACCCTTAGGATTAACTGGAGGGAATGGAATTTGAGCAATTTTGCCCATCGTTGTGCGATTATCATCTGTACCAACCTCTGGTACTGCGTCAGCTGCTTCCTTCTTGATCTCCTCTGCAATGGTCAAAGGTGTAGTATCGAGCTGCTCTGAGATACCATCAGAAATGATAGAGTCTGCAACAAGATACTTTTGTGTGTCAAGCGTACCAAAGATGTCACGCGTCTCTTGTGAAGGTAGGGCTTGCTGTGCTGAGAAGCGATATACTGTTGGCCGCCAGTTAGAACTAAATCCTTCTGCTGCCCAACCAGTGTCTGTGACTTCAAGGAACTTTCTAACAGGCTTTAGGTTTTGATCATATTGCATCTCAGGGATGACTTCGAGAATGTCACCCACAACAACTGGACGGCCAAGCTTCTGCACCATTGTAGCGAATGATATAGTAAAGGAGTATTGATCTAGAATGCTTAGACCGAATTTGCTAAGGTCGTTGATAGAATCCGTTGGAGAGTACTGTGCCTTTAGAAGGATAGGCTCAAGCGCATAGTCTCTATCTCTGTTCTCACCAAAGAACAGATCCTGGATGTTGTTGATATCCGTTGGAGCTGAGTCGAGAACATCGAGCGCGAACACTTCCCAGTTACCCGTGCCTGTAAACATCGTAGGCGTAACGCGAATGGCTTTCACGCTTACCGTCGTTTGAAGGTTCATCACCTGAGCTGATGGCGATTGGATGAGGTTGAAGATTCCAGCTCTCTTCCAAACATAGTTGACGTAGATGGTAAAGATGTCACCTGGTGCAAATGGTATTGATCCGGAGTGAATGGTGAAGTTAATGAACGTGCTAGAGAATGGCACGTTGATCGTTGCGGTATTTAACCCAATAACTGATGAATCTGGTAGAGTCGCATACACGTTGAACGTTGTTGATGTAACGGCGATTGCCGTGACAACGCCCTGAGTTACATTCGAACCCATCGACTGAACGTTGAGCGTGCCATTACCGACTCCAGAGAATACTGGGGATAGAGCTTCACACTTACCATCGGCAATCTCAACTCTAACTTGACGTGCCCATTCATTAGGTGTATTAGCCTGCGTGATGGTTAGTGCCGCAACCTTCGTCCACTTCTGTCTGTGAGCGTCGTATTCAGAGTCTCCATTCCACATTAGCTTGATACCAAAGTCAGCACCAACGTATGCTGCACCAACAACACCCGCTCCGGCTTGAATAGAGCGCCAAGACAATGAGCCGGAATTGATGTTAGAAGCCGGATATCCAGGATATGCTGTTGATGCGATAATTTTAGCATCATCAATAAGCGAACCATGGCCCTGCTCATGCACGCCAAGCAATTTAAAGACGTTAATGGGAGCTCCAGAGATATTCAAGCTTTCAGCAACGTACGATTCCTGTCTAGCTTGTTCATTCGTTGCGCAACTATCCGGGGTGATTGTGGAAATTTCCCACTCACCCTGACATGGTGTCGTTGTGTTAGGATTGTACGGCTTTAGATAGTCATTATTCGTTCCCAGCTGGCTTGCAGAGCCATTCGGGTTGTTTAGACTTCCGCCGCCGTTCTCGCATGGTAGTGTTGGCATTAGTTATTCCACCACGTTACGCAGGTTATGTTTGTTGATGAACTCATACAAAGGATGATTCTCATCACGGCAACCATCTTTGAAATAGTTGTAGCTTACTGTAGCGCATTCGCCTTGGATCCAAACCTCTTTATTACGTGGAGCAATGAACTCGTCAGCTGTTAGAACGCTGAAATTATTTTTCTCAGGCTGCATCGCGTCACGCCATAGGTCGTAAAGGGTTTTGTACCCGTGCTTTTCGAAAGCTTTGACGTATCGATCTGCAAACCTATTTCTATAATCCTTTGTGTTTGCTATTTCCTTTATACCTTCAAAAGTGACCGACTTTAGGCAATCCACGAGTACGTCATAATTTTTTTGAGCGGCAAAAAGCGTTTTTTTATCTTGAAACTTTTCCATAAATCTGTGCGCGTCTCCAACTATCATATTCATAAAACTTACCAACATGTCTAGACGGTCTGCTATGGCCGGGAACGATTCCCAAAGATCAGACGTTGAGCAGATGCCAATCTTGTTGATGTCAGCAGGAACAATGATTTGAACATCACCGAAGACTTTTGCTGTTTTTGTTGACGTGGAGCAAATGAGAGACTTACTTCGCTTTGGATAATCTACCCAATCTTTATCATTGTCCATCCAGATGGTATAGTAGTTTATCGTGTTTTTAGAGGTACGATTCATTCCATTAGTGTTAATGTAACCGAGCTTTGGAGCATCGAAGCCGCGAAAGATAGGGTTTTGGCCCATGCGCTCTAGATACTTAGGAGAGTTACGTTCGCACCATGCAATGAACTGTCCAGCGCTTATCTTGATAGGCGTATATGGGTTCTCAAGGCTCTCAGTAATGAACTTCTTGAACGTGATCATTTTTATCCAATCATAACGGCAGTGTTACCAAAGGTAATACCGCCATTTCCTACCTCATAGTCGGAAATTTGGCGGAGGAGCTCATTCATCTGAGCTTCAGCTCGAGCTAACAAGCTGTCACCATTAAGGGTGAGTCCTCCATTAGCTCCTGGAAGGTTACCATACTTTGAACGGATTTCGCCTAGCATTTCCCAAAGTTCCGCTTGCGCCCATCCTTGTAGCCATTGCTTAGCCCAGCGATCGAGCAGAAGCTCCTGTTCAGTGCGTTCCATAACGACCTCAAGAACAACGCGTTCTTGCTCGTTAGTGGTACGACGCAGAATGGTAAGCTGCCGTGAAGCTTCATCCCACACGAATGAAATGTTACCAGCGAAGATCTTCTCATACGTTTCAGACAGCTGATTCATGAGGTGAATAGAAAGCACATCAACGTTAGAGCCTTGATAGAGCTGGTTGAAAAAGGCTTGAGCGTACAGGCCGGTCTCAGCAGAAAGCGAACTAATACCGAGTTGGTTGATGCGGTGAATCTTAAGAACGTTTACAACTCTGTCTGTATGATCACGTGGATCATTGAGGTAGTACACGTTCTGCCCACGATTGATGGTGAACGAGATGTGACGAAGCTGATATGCGTTGTCGGCTCTACGGCGGAATTCATCTAGCGCGTTGTCAATTGCAACGTTGAACTGTTCTTCAGAAAGCTCGACGCAAACCTGTGGCCATCCAAGCTGGTGCTTGAGGACCTTGATGAGTCGCAGCCGCTCGTCGTATGAGCCGTCAGTACCAACTCCGATCTTATCGGAAGTAGGTGCACCTTCGTTTTCAGTGTCTGCCTTTACCCATTCTGTTCCATTCCAAACTAGAAGATCGCGGGTCGATACTTGATAGAAAAAGTCGCCAATTGCCGGTGTGTAGGGATCATTATCTCCCCAAATCTCCAATCCAATGGTTATTGGGTGCCAACTGGTGCCATTGTTGACTTCAACTAGAGCAGGAGTTGGAAGATACCAGGATCCTAATGAGAAGAACTTCAGCTCTGCCGTTGGAGGTGCTGACAGCTGAGCCTTCAACGTGACAAAGCGGAAATCACCAACCACGTTTGGTGTTGGCGGTAGTGGATATGGATCGTCTTGAATCGGCTCGTAGTTAGTGCTGACCCTGACTCGGGTGAATGGAGCCCATGATGGCCCCATCTTCACGCGCGTGTTGAGTGGATTGCAGACAATCCACTGGGTGCCGTCAAAGAACTTCAGCTCTTGAGAGATTCGATTGAAGAAGAGCTGAAACTTTTGGATTGGTGGAACAGACCCAGTAGGAATTGTGCTTTGATTCGACCTGACCCATGCAGCCATCTGGTCATTCCAGACGAATACTGCATTTTGGGTTGGGTCAAAGTAGGCTTGGCCATTGTATGGATTTTCTGGCGGCGAGATAGCAGAAGGAA